GTTGGGCCTGGATTCTCTCCCGCTCAACTTGGATTTGCTCTTGTTTGAGCTGTGCATCAATAAGGTCTTTTTGGGCCTTACGTTGCTGTTCTGCAGCTTTAATCTGCAATTCTTGCTGCTGCATCTGGATCAGTGGGTCTTGCGCCTGCTGCTGAGCTTGTTGCTGCTGGGCTTCTTGCTGGTTCTGAGCCAACAACTGCTGAGACGCTGCTGCTGCCATCTGTGCCACTTGATCCGCCATTTCTGGAGGCATCTGTACTGGGTCTTCTCCATCTTTAGGTAACGGAGGAAGCTGTACGCCCATCTGTTTCTCAATCTGTAAGCGGTACTCCATACCCAAATGTTCTGCCACGTGTGCAGATAACGCAGACTGGATAGCTTGCGCCATCTGTGGGTTTTGAGATACAAGCTGCATAATCTTTGGATCTTGCGCAGCAGCCATGTGTACAGCAATATGAGCTTGGTGATTCTGCTCAATAAATGCTTTGACAGGCTTGTTTGTAATTAGGTTCTGATTCTCTGTTACAGGGTCAGTTGGCTTCATATCATCCGCCATCGGTACCAGCTTCTGATAGTTCTTGATCCCAAGCACGTCTAACATCTGGCGATGTAACAGTGGTAGGTCATATAACTGTGGTGCAGTCTGAGCTAACTGTAGAGCCGCTTGATACTGGACTACTTTTTGCGCCATTGTTGCTGCATTTGGGTCAGAAACTGGAAGCACGTAGACCATGTCATAGTCTGACTGCTTAGCCATGCGACTACCTTCTTCTGGCTCATAGCTGTACTTAGGAGGCGTGTAGTCGCGGATAATTTCTTTTAGCAGGCGGAACTCTTGCTTCATTGAGTAGTGAATGCGTGCTTGAATTGCACTCATCGACTTCAATGTCCGCTCTAAAATTGCCAGCGTTGTTCCTACAGGCGCATTAGCGCTCATATCCGATGCGTTTAATTCGGTAGAACCAGCAAATCTACGCCCTTCGTCTACGATTGTTCCTAATAAACTATAGAGAACCTGACTTGGCTCCTTGTATGGTAAGGGCAAGATGTTATCCCGCATAGTTCCGCTTGGAACGTCTACGTCACGGAACTCACCTGGACTAATTGGGGTGTCGTCACCTTTTATACGTAAGCCACGAGTCTTGAAGCCGCCAGGAAGATTAGAGAGAGTCCCTGCATCAACCAATTGCCGAATAAGACTAGTACCAGACTTAGCAAAAGCCCCAATGAGATGAATAAGGCCAAAGCAATAAAAGCCAAAACCTGGAATGTAGCCGTAATGAACGAAGTGATTGCGTTTTTTACATGAGTCATCTTCTGGCCTCCAGTTGCGGCGAATAGCTAAGACAGTATCAGTGCCTTTCTCGATTGTTACCACGTACGGTAGTGCAATCCCCGTAGGTTCACCGTCATCGTCTTTGTGCTCAAAGCCTGGAATGTCCAGCTCAACGTGCATCTCAAGTAATTTAAAACGATCATCCGTAGTGGCTCTAAAGCCCATCTTCTCAGCAATCTTCTTCTCTACCTCGTCCATGACTTGAACTGGATCGCCCAAGTCTACGTCTCGGTAAAAACCTTCATGCTGCAAGCGCCGTACATCGTTTGCTGTCTTACGCATCACATGCGTCACACGCTCCGCTGCCTCTAAGCTAGAAGCTCCATAGGGGACAACTACGTCTTCTGCTGGGCAGAACATACTCACTTGACGCTCTAAGTGTGGGTCATAGTAAACCTTCTTAAACGCGTTACCCGCAAGACCCAAGCCCCACAGCATGCGCTCATGCTCAGGTCGGTATTCTTTCATCACATCTGTAATCTGATAGTTCATGTCCTGCTGAACTCGCTCAGCCGCTTGTTTTTTCTCGGGGGTTTCTTTGCCAATAATCTGTGTCTTGACTGGTCCCGCTGCGGGGAACGTCTCCATCATAGTCTCGGCTTGGAACTTAACAAGGGCTTCACTTAGCATTGGGTGATATACACCGCAAGCACCTTCCCATGGCTCAGATCGCTCTTCGATTTTCATACCAAGTAGCTCTAAGCCGTCAACGTAAGTTTGGATCCAATCTTTACGAGAGCTAATGTCTGCGTCGTAGTCGCTTGTTAAATCCGAAGCAAGAGTTTGTAATACATCGTCAGGAATAACTTCAGCTAAGTTTTGGTCAAAGTCGTCTTCGTCTTCACTTTCTTCAATCCGCAGTATTGGTTCACCGTCAATGCCAATCTCAACTGACTCAGGGTCTTCAATAGTTATTTCTAACGCAGGCTCATCACCCATTTCTTCAGGATTTAATTCATTGAGACCCAAAGGGGCTTGTGAAAACGACTTATCTATTGCCATAATCTATCCTTAATAGTACGCTGCTTTTTTGCGGTACTTATATAACATGTCTTCTTCGGGTTCGTCATTTGGCAGACGGATAAATCCCCCCTGCCTGAATCTTAACAGAGCCAATGTAGTAGAGTCTACCAAGTCATCGTTGGTCCCGCTAGGAAAATCGTTGCATTCCTCAATTACTTCCTTCGCCCACCTGCGATCTGGCGCCCAGACAACGCCGCCCGCGAACAAGTCTGAGACAGCATTAACCCGTGCAATCTTGTCTTGCCCTTTGCCAGGAGTAAACTCCCCGACTGGTATGCCCATCCGCCTAAGCTCCTGATATATTGCAGCGCCGTTGGATTTTTTCTCGACCATAAACGCATCTGGCTGCCATTCTTTGTACTCTTGCAGGCAAAGTTCTTTTAACTCAGGAAACTCCAAACGCTTCTTAATAGAGTTAAGAAGAATGATGTTGTAGTTGTTGACCTCTTCGTTGAAGAAGACCCCCCACGTTGTAAGTGCGTTGTAGTCAGCCCGGGTTGTTGCTTCCTGAGCTGCGTCAAGCGACATGATGGTAAATTCACACGACGGCGGATCCTCCCCCTCCCAGATATTCCACCACTCCCGCTTAATCAGAGCACCTTCTTCTGACACGGGGTTTTGCATGTACTGGGCGTTCCAATACCTTATGTCAAGTGCCGCTTTTTTAGCCAGCAACTCTTCTACAGGCCAAAACTCGGGCCAAAGTGCCTCGCCATCGTCTTTAATTGCCGGAAACTCAACTACTTCCCAAGCATCTACCTCGTCATTATTCTCTGTTTGCTTGACAATCTGCCCAGTTAAGTCAAGTTTACTCCAGCGGGTCATTACGACAATAATTGCACCACCAGGCATAAGCCGCTGTAAAGGACCAGACTGGAACCACTCCCAAGCAGGAAGGAAAACGTCGGGTCTGCCTGTCTTAGCCTCTTGCTCCGAATGAGGGTCATCAATAATAAAAAGGTCAGCACCACGACCAGCCAGTGCACCTCCCACGCCGATAGCGAAATACTCTCCATTGAAGTTTGTCCCCCATCTAGATGCTGATTTACTGTCTGACTGCAGTTCTATCTGCGGAAAAATATCCTTATACAGCTCTGAACCAACCAAATTCCTGACTCGACGACCGAAATTGACAGCAAGGTCAGCCGTGTGTGAAGCCATAATAACTTTCTTTGAAGGAAACTTTCCCAAGAACCATGCTGGAGCGAGGTACGAGATAAGCTCTGACTTGCCATGCCGCGGAGCAATGTTAACAATAACGCGTTTCTTCTTCCCTGCAGCAATGTCTTCAAAGATTTGAGCCAGTTTAAGGTGGTGTGGTCCAACTTTATACCCCGGATAGACGTGTTTTACAAAGTCCAAGAAGGACATTTTGCCGATTTCTTGGGTCAGATAGGTGTCGTACTGCTCTAAAAGGGCTTTTACCTTCCGTTTTTTGTCGGCAGGCATTTTCGGCATGGCTTGCCGTAGTTTAAATAGTTGCTCAGGGGTCAGTTTAAGACTAGGTCCTGGCATTCTTTTCTTTATTAATCACTTCTTTGGCTTCTACGTCGATGTATTTTGTTTCTACGTCATCTAATAGAGTAAGTAGCTCTGCTTCTACCTCCTCCATAGACTGAACTCGAATCGTTGTCTCAGTTCTTTTCTTAAATGCGTCTACTCCATCTACTTCACCAAGGGCTTTTAGGGCAGCAATGCGGGTTTTTGGGTCCTTTGATACTTGAATCTCTTGGATGAGGCTATTCACTACATACATCTTAAGCTCTGATAACTCATCAACAATAGAAACATTCATCTGCGAGACCATACCCGCCATCAATGCCAACGTCTCATTAGGGTATTTAGAGAAGTCGGGTCTAACCCCTGGATTTGCAAGCATTTCTTTGGCTAAAGCTTTGGCTTCTTCCTGGTTTTCTTTGTTTGGCGAGATAGGCTGACCTGTTAAATCGGACAAGAGCTGGACTACGCTGGCACGCATATTCAATTCTTCAGTCGGAGATAGATCAGGAAACGCTTCTTGTGCGTTTTTAGGGAGAGGTACGTTGTCCTCAATCTCGGGTATTAAAACGTCCATGTCTGACCCTAGCAGTTTTTTTGAAAGTATATATGACTTTTACTTTATGTGTAAATAATATTTTTATAGTGGGGTGGAAATCTACCGTGCCCACCCCTACACGGCTCACGTGACTAAGCAAAAATAGTATATGCCATTTTTAGAGTTTGGGACTCCTACCGGGGGGTGTTTCTGTGTGCCGAACACACGAGGCCGCAGCCAAAAAAGTCAGGGGGGTAGGGGTATACACCTAGAAATATGTCAAGTTAATATGAATTCAGGATGGGGTGTTTGAGAAATAAAGCTATGTAGATCAAAAGGTTAGACGAAATCGGCAATAAGTTTGGCACCTAAAGGTACTCAGCTCAGGTAACTAAAGCATTGGAAAAGTGCGGAGTTATTTGTGTAGATCATGGTGTATAGAGAAGCGGGGGTCCCTTGCTGAGAATTCGGGGGGTGGGGGTCGCGGTTTCGCGCCCTGAAACTTTACATATGGGGTAGGTATCGGTATAACTAAATACATGGAAGCAATCAAGCAACCATGTACACCAAAGGAGAAGTATATGTATAAGCTATTCTACGCAATCAATATGAAGCCCGTTGAAACAGGCGATGTAGTTCACTTCGGTCAACGTGCTTGGACAGTCGAAGAGATTGCCGAGACACCTAGGTTCTTAGAGACTAAGGTCTGGGTTCGCAGTATGGACGAGCAACACCTACTGATCAACGCATGGCACGGCGACTTAGGTGCTCGTTGGGTTCTAACCAAGTAATCAATCGGGGGGCTTCGCGCCCCCCACTAACAAGGAGAAGTAAATGAAACCAATCTACACACACGACTGTGACAAGTGCAGGTTCTTAGGTAGCATGATCATACCTATTAGGGATGAGATGGCAGATGTGTATATGTCTTGCGGTAGTAGCGAGATGCCTGCTGTCATATTCAGATGGAGTGATGATCCACCTGATTACTCGCATGTCATAACCCAAATAATGGAACGCTACTTTAATCCTAAGTTCTTTCCTAAGTAACACTCAGCCCCGCGAAAGCGGGGTTTGAAACCAGTTATTTGTTCTCGAGCGCTCTTGTGGGTGCGTGCGTATATAGCGTGCCATTACCCCGTGGAACTTTACATATGGGGCTTGTGTGCGTATAACTAAATACATGGTTCAGACAATCCCGTTTGACCATGTTGTTCTTAATTTTATTAGGAGAAGTCATCATGGCTACAAAAGCCGCCGTAGTACCCGCAGTAGATCAGTTCACCATCACCAGCATTAAAGATGGTGCTTATAAACAAGCAGTCGCTAGTGACCGTATGCGTGGGGTTGCTAAGTTCGTTTTAGAGCACAGCAAGGGCTTTCCCGAAACTGTGCAGGACGAAGTAAAAGAGCAACTGTATGACGGTTACCGTTTACGTTTTAACGAAGTAAACCCGCCTGAGCAATACGCTATCATCAACGATCACTATGTTCTAGTGAACACACCTGAACTCGCAGAGTCCCGTGAGAAGGTCAATATCGGCGTTGATTATGCGTTTAGTTTTACTCAGCAACAGTTCGGTAAGATGAAGAACGAAAACCCTTACCTTCATGCCATTATCAAGTCGTGGCGTGATAAGGTGAACAATTACTGTTCTAACCGTCTTGCTGATCTAAAGCGCCAAGCCCGTGCCATTCAGAACGAGGGTAAAACCCGTGAACGTGGCGCTACTGCGGACTTTGCAAAACGCATTCAGGACGTGTTCTCTGATCTAGCGGATAAGTGCAAAAACGCACAAGCCCGTGGTGATGAGACTGCGGACTCGAAACGGTTTGCTACTGCTCGTACCGCATTCATGACCGCATGGTCTAAGTAAGTATTTGGGGATACTGTATCCCCTTAACCCTGCCCTGCCAGTCCTAGACTGGTGGGGCTTTTTTTTGTCCTAAAAATCTCAAGCCCCTAATTTGAAACCAGTTATTTGTTCTCGCGCGCGTCTGAGTCCGTTTCGCTAGATAGCGTTCCATGTGAGGCTGGAACTTTACATATGGGGTTATATCGCGTAGAACTATAACCAATGACAGAATGGTCTGTCAGACATAGAAAGGGACAATCAAATGTCTATCAAAGAAATCGCATCGTTAAAAGATGCAGGGTATCAAGGCTGTATCAGTTCAGAGCGTGGTAGTGCTATTGGTAAATTCATTCATACCAAATGCGCATCGTTTTTGGAATCCATACCCGATGAAATCAAATCGGAAATCGAGGCTGGGCAAATGCTCCGATTCAATGAATTGCGCCCAGCCCAGTTTTATACCGACAACTGGACACCATGTGAGCCTGACACCAAAGGGGCGCGTAAGGTAGATATTAATGTGGTGATGGCTTACTCTCAGCAAGAGTTTGGTAGATTCCGTAATGATGAGCCTATCAAGCATGGTATTCATAAGGCATGGCGTGATGACTGGAGTGATTACAAATCCAATCGTCTGAAAGACCTAAAGCGCTATGTCAAAGCCTATCTTGACAGTTTGACTGGGAAAAAGCGAGAACGTGCCAGCACAAAGGATTTCTCAGTATGGCTCAAAGAGGATTTGCTACCCAGCCTCAAGGCAAGGGCAAAGACAGCCAAGGCAAGAGGCGATGCGACAGTAGACGATACAGTTGTAAACGCAATCGCCAAGGCGATTAAGTAGTAAATTCATAGGGGATGGGGCTTAATTGCCCTGTCCCCTTTTTTCGCCCAGCGAATTTGAAGCCAGTTCTTAGTTCTCGAGCGCGTGCGTGGG